TGATTGAGGACATGAAGAAATTGGAAGAGAATCTAGTTAATGTTCGCACTGTGAAAGACGAACAATCATTAAACTACCGACTAGGACAGTTGGACATTCTAGATTTGATTCTCAATCGCAAGAGGACTTGTGAAAGTGTTTACAACGATCTCCTACAGGATACTCAGCAATGAGGCGAATGTTCGAGTTCAAGTGTGAAGATAATCACATATCTGAAGCGTTAGTTGATGATACTGTCAGGGAACTCTCTTGCAGAGCCTGTGGTAAACAAGCAACAAGAATAGTTTCCAGTGTCAGGTGTAACTTGGAAGGCATCACAGGTGCTTTTCCCGGTGCATATGACGCATGGGAACGCAAGAGAAGTGAGAAGATGGCGCAAGAGCGTAAACGCTCAGAAGGCTAATAACTCACTGTGTATTGACGGGTAGATGTTAATATCTTATTAGCACTTACATTTTATAGTCCTATAATCTCTGAGAGAGACAGGAGAAAGACAACATGGCAATTATTGAAGAAGAATCGTTTGATAGTAATGAAGATCAGACAGTAGCGACAGTGGATGAGACTCCTGCACAGGAACAACCTCAAGAAACTGTAGAGGTAATCCCTGAGAAGTATAAGGACAAATCTATTACAGATATTGTTCGGATGCACCAAGAGGCTGAAAAGATGATTGGTCGCCAAGCTCAGGAGGTACACGAAGTACGAACACTGGCAGATCAATTACTCAAGCGGCAACTCGAATCTGACAATAAACAACCTGTAGTCGAGAGTGCGCCCGAAGTTGATTTCTTTGAGAACCCTCAAGATTCCATTAAACGTGCTATCGAAAACAACCCCGCAGTTCTGGAAGCTAAACAAGCTAACCTTGAGCTTAAGCGGATGAAAACAGCACAACAGCTAGCAGCTAAACATCCTGACTTTGGCTCCATTGCCAACGATACTGGATTTCAGGAGTGGGTGAAAGCTAGCCCAGTGCGTTTGAGTCTCTATGCCAAGGCTGATGCTGAGTTTGACTTCAGCTCTGCCGATGAACTTCTGAGCACATATAAGGAACTCAAGCAGGTTCGTAGTAACTCTGTCTCAACAGCAGGCAAGCAACAACAAGCACAAGCTCTTAAGGCCGCTAGTGTTGATGTCGGTGGATCAGGCGAAGTTACCAAGAAAGTGTATCGTCGTGCGGATTTAATCCGTCTTAAAATGACAGACCCAGATCGTTATGATCAGCTACAACCCGAAATCATGGCTGCTTATAGCGAAGGTCGTGTGAAGTAAACAAACAATCTTTAATTGAAATTATAGGAGTATATTATGCCATTAGGTACAGGCCATCAAACAATCACCACTGCTGACAAGTTTATCCCAGAAGTATGGTCCGATGAAATCATCGCGACCTACAAGAAGAACTTGGTCGCAGCTAACCTCATCAAGAAGATGAACTTCGTGGGCAAGAAAGGTGACACCGTTCACCTGCCTAAGCCCGGTCGTATGAGTGCTAACCAGAAGGTTGCTCAGACTCAAGTTACCTTGAACACTGACACAGCAACTGAGACTCTGGTGCAGATCAACCAGCACTGGGAAGCTTCTGTGCTGATCGAAGACATCGTGGAAGCTCAGGCTCTGGCTTCTATGCGTCAATTCTACACTGACGACATGGGCTATGCTCTGGCTCGTAAAGTGGACAGTTTTATTCTGGAACTGGGCCGTAAGGTCAACGGCGGTGGCGGTACTAACGCTTACTCCGGTGCTCTGTCGGGTGCTGACGGTACTACTGCTTATGTTGCTGGTGCTAACACCGGTGTGGGCGCTCTGACCGATGCTGCTATCCGTCGCACTATCCAGCGTCTGGACGATAACGATGTTCCTATGGACGGTCGATTCCTGATCGTTCCTCCTTCGACTCGTAACACTCTGATGGGTATCAACCGCTTTACCGAGCAAGCCTTTGTTGGTGAAGTCGGTCGTGGTAACACCATCCGTAACGGCGAAGTGGGTAACCTGTACGGTATCCCTGTCTTCGTGACCACCAACGCTGATACCACCAGCGGTACAACTCCTACCCGCATTGCTCTGATGGGTCATCGTGACTTCGCAGTGTTCGTTGAGCAGAAGGGTGTTCGCACTCAGTCTCAGTACAAACAAGAATACCTCGGTACTCTGTTGACTGCTGACACTCTGTTTGGTGCTGAAGAACTGCGTGACTACAGCGCTGTTGCTCTGGCTGTTCCTGCTTAATTGTAGGTAACATAAGTGAGGCCCCTTCGGGGGTCTCCTTTTTATAGTACTCCCTTCGAGTATTACACAAAGGAGAATTATCAATCATGGCTAAATTTAAATGTCAACACACAGGTAACATCGTTGAGTTCACTGCTGAACACGATATTGACGCTATGCGTAAGCATACTGAGTATACCGAGGTCCAACCTGAGCCTGTTGAAGAAGTTAAACCAGTGGTTAAACCACGCAAAACAGCCTCTGCTGAGGAGTAATTAAATGACTTTATGGAGAGGTAACGGAGGCACAGGTTCTGCCTCTTCGGAAGTAGATACCACACAGTTCCAAGAGTTCTTGGTTCAGTCTCAGGCTGCTCGTGATGCTGCTGAGGCTGCGCGGGATGCTGCACTGATCGCAGAGACCAATGCAGAAACTGCTGAGACCAACGCAGAAACAGCAGAGACTAACGCTGCTGCCTCTGCCAGTACAGCTCAAGACTGGGCTATCAAAACCTCTGGTCCTGTAGTAGGTAGTGAGTATTCTGCTAAGTACAACGCTCAGTTAGCTGCTACTTCGGCGACTGCTGCTGAAGCTGCCTTAGATGCCTTTGAAGATCGTTATCTGGGCGCTAAAGCCTCTGACCCTACTGTCGATAACGATGGTAATCCTTTGATTACAGGTACTCAGTATTTCAATGCTGTGAACAATGAGATCAAGGTTTATAATGGTACATCGTGGCAGTCTGCTTCGGTTGTTGGCGGTACAGTTACCGACCTTACCGTTACCAATCCTATTGTTGGGTCTATTACAGGCAATGCAGCCACAGTGACTAACGGTGTTTACACCACAGGTTCCTATAGCAACCCCGTTTGGTTAACTTCGCTAGGCTGGAGCAAGATTACATCTACTCCTACGACTATTTCTGGGTATGGTATTACCAACGCATACACCAAGACCGAAGTGGACACTGCTGATGCGCTGAAGCTCAACGCCGCCAACCCAATCTACACCGGCACACTGACAGGCGGCACAGGCGTAGTAAACCTTGGCTCAGGCCAGCTCTACAAGGATGCCAGCGGCAACGTGGGTATTGGGACGAGTTCGCCAAATTACAAACTCACGGCCAATGGTGGGGTGGGGCCGACAGTTATCCAGCTCTGCAACACAGCAAGCGGCACAACAGCAAACGATGGCTTTTTGCTATACCAAGACGGTGTTGATTGCCGTGTTCAAAACACAGAAGCTGGCAATATGTTGTTTTACACAGGCAACACCGAACGCGCCCGTATCGACTCCAGCGGATTGTTCCTCATTAATCGAACAACTGATATTGGTAATGGAATGCTGCAGATCTCCGGCATTCCTAATAGCCGTGTTGCCATTCAAACATTTCAGAACGCCACCACATCGCAAGGCGCTATTTGGTTTAACAATCCTAATGGTCAAGTCGGCAATATCGCTACAAGCGGATCGGCAACTAGTTACAACACATCATCTGACTACCGCCTCAAGCACGACATCGCTCCGATGACCGGGGCGCTGGCTAAGGTTGCTGCCCTGAAGCCTTGCACCTACAAGTGGAAAGCAGACGGTTCAGACGGTGAAGGTTTTATCGCTCACGAGCTGGCTGAAGTCGTGCCGCAGTGTGTGGCCGGTGAGAAAGACGCCGTGGATGCTGAAGGCAACCCAGTCTACCAGGGCATCGACACCAGCTTCTTGGTTGCCACACTGACAGCCGCAATCCAAGAGCAGCAAGCCATCATCTTGGCGCAGGAATCTGCGCTAAACGCCCTGACCGCCCGAGTCGCGGCACTGGAGGCGGCATGAGCTACCTCTACGCTTTCCTGATCGCGCTGGGTCTAACTTACGCTTTGTATGTGTTCTATGCAGCAGTAATGAACATCAAGCGAGTCAGAGACATGGGTAAGTTAAATACCTTTGGTAAGGTGCTTGCATATCCAACCTTGGTGATAGGATTGATCTTGGACTTCCTTGTGAACGTCTTTGTCATGTCTATTATCTTGCTTGAGCCTCCTCTGGAGTGGACAGTAACGTCCCGCTTAAAGAGACATCACAAGGAATCTGATGGATGGAGATTAGCTGTGGTTAAGTTCTTTGAGCCTGTTCTTGATCCTTTAGACCCTAGCGGGGACCATATTTAAGTAATAATGAGGAAACACCATTATGGCATTGCCAACATACCTTGAACTGGTTAATGACGTATTGGTTCGTATGCGCGAACCTGAAGTCACTACAGTCAATGAAAATACATTATCGAAGCTTGTTGGTAGGTTGGTGAATGATGCCAAGCGACAAGTAGAAGATGCCTACGCATGGAATGCTTTAACTGATACCTTGCTGATTGAGACCTTGGCTAATACTTACGGCTATGTTCTGGTTGGTGCTGGTAGTCGTTTTAAAGTCATTGATGCTCAAGACATCACAAACAAGTCTGACATTAAGCCGTTACCTACTAAGTTGATGTCTCAGTATTTGCTGAACAACACCAACCCCGGCTCCCCTATGTATTACAACTTTAACGGTATCCACACTACAGGCGATACCAAGGTTGACTTCTACCCTGTTCCAGATGCTGGATTGACTCTATACTTTAACCTATACATTCCTCAGTTGGAGCTGACAACTGACTCTCAGACAATGCTGGTCCCTAAAGAGCCTGTGGTCTTAGGAGCCTTTGCACGAGCATTGGTTGAACGAGGTGAAGACGGCGGCTTGAACAGCTCTGAAGCCTATGGCTTGTACAAAGCTTCCTTGGCTGATGCCATCGCTATTGAAAGTTCTCGATATATTGAGGAAGAGACTTGGGAGGCTGTGTAACCAATGGCCCAACAACTTCAAACATTTAGCATTACAGCTCCGGGCTTTTATGGATTGAACACACAGGACTCGTCACTTGACTTAGCTTCTGGCTTTGCTCTGACAGCAGTCAACTGTGTTATTGACCAATATGGCCGTGTAGGTGCTCGTAAAGGCTGGACACCAAAGAACACAGTCAATACTGATTTAGGCTCTGCTTACGTAGAGGCCATTGGTCAGTTGGTTGTTGATAACGGTTCTGAGTACACGGTTGTAGCAGGCAACAATAAGCTGTTCAGTCTTGTCGGTAATACGCTGACTATGTTGACTTACGGAGGCGGAGGAACAGCACCTACGATCACAGCTAACAACTGGCAGATAGCTGCCTTGAACGAGCATCTGTACTTCTTCCAAGCAGGACATGATCCCTTAGTGTTCGACCCTACTGTGAGCACTACAACGTACCGTAGAGTAGTGGAGAAGACAGGCTCTAGTGGAGCCCCTCCTTCAGGTAACATTGTACTCTCCGCTTATGGACGTTTATGGGTAGCTGATACAACCACAGAGAAAACTGTGCTGTATTGGTCAGACATCCTCGCAGGACATAAGTGGTCAGGAGGCTCTACAGGCTCCTTAGACGTATCTACTGTGTGGCCTAACGGTGCAGATAACATTACAGGCTTAGCATCCCACAACGGATTCTTGTTTATCTTCGGTAAGAACAATATCTTGGTGTATCAAGGTGCTCAGGATGTGGTAACTGCTGGTGTATTCAAGTTATCTGATTCGGTCACAGGCTTTGGCTGCATCGCTAGAGACACCATCCAGAACACAGGCTCAGATATTATCTTCTTGTCTGACACAGGTGTTCGTAGCGTACTGCGTACTATCCAAGAGAAGTCTGCCCCATTCCGTGACTTGTCTAAGAATGTGCGTAATGACCTAATGAGTGCCGTAGCAGGTGAAGTACCTAGCACACTCAAGTCTGTGTATAGTCCTTTTGAGTCCTTCTACCTGTTGTCTTTACCTAGTCTTAAAGTAGTGTATTGCTTCGACATGAAGACTGCCTTACAAGATGGCTCTAGCCGGGTGACTACATGGGATAGCATCGAACCTAAAAGCTTCTGCTACTTACGTGACAAGAGCTTACTGATCGGTAAAGCAGGATACGTAGGCCAGTATGGGAGTTATCAGGATAACGGTAATCTTTACCGGTTCCAATACTTCACTAACCATACTGACTTAGGTACTCCGTCTGTAAGTTCTGTGCTGAAGAAACTCTCTGTTGTTGTCATTGGAGGTTCTAACCAATACGTGACAATGAAGTGGGGATATGACTTTAAAGAGAACTTCTACTCACAAACTGCCAAGATTCCATCTCAAGGGGTTGCTGAATACGGTATCGCTGAGTACAACACTGTAGGTACTGAATACTCGGATGGTATTTCTCTGCAAACACTTGTGGCGTATCCCACCGGAGCAGGTAAGGTTGTTCAGACAGGCTACGAAGCGGATATTAATGGGTCTCCTTTAAGCATCCAGAAGTTAGAAATTCAAGCTAAGAATGGAAAAATACTGTGACAGATTACGTAAAAAGCACTAACTTTGCCAGTAAAGACTCTCTGGCATCTGGCAATCCTTTAAAGATTGTCAAAGGCACGGAACTTGATATTGAGTTCAACAACATTGCCACCGCTATGTCTACCAAGTCAGACGCTTTGAACACAGCTTTGACAGGTACGCCTACAGCTCCTACAGCAGCAGCAGGGACTAACACTTCTCAGATTGCTACTACAGCATTTGTTACCACAGCTTTGCAGTCTCTGTATCCAGTAGGTTCTATCTACATCAACGCTGGTGTCTCTACTAACCCTGCTACGTTGCTGGGCTTTGGTACTTGGGTAGCCTTCGGTGCTGGTCGAGTGCTGGTTGGCTTGAATGGTAGTGATTCACTGTTTGATAGCTTGGAAGAAACTGGCGGTAGTAAGGACGCTGTTGTTGTCAGTCACTCCCACACAGGCAGTACTGCTTCTGCTGGCGCACACAACCACATTGGCGGTACTCCTACTCAGTCAGGTCAGACAATTTACGGACAAAGCGGAGCTTCTGCGGTATCCCGTACAGGCCATGCTTCCGGTGAAGTTGGTTACGGTATGTACACAAGCACTGAAGGTGCTCACTCTCACTCTGTCACGGTGGACGCGGCGGGCTCTTCGGGAACTAACGCTAACCTCCAGCCATACATTACAGTGGCTATGTGGAAGAGAACTGCATGATAGAGCACTACTTTAGCGATGGTTTGTATGCCAAGCAGATGAGTCTTGCTAAAGGCTCTATTGCCTGCCAACACAAACATAACTATGATCATCTAAGCATCCTTGCTCAAGGTAAAGTCAAAGTTCTGTTTGACAACGATGTAGTAGAAACATACACGGCTCCTGCCTGTATCAATATCGTTAAAGACGTTAACCATACAATCCTTGCTTTGGAAGACTCAGTATGGTTTTGTATCCATCAAACAGAGGAGACTGATGTGGATAAAGTAGATCAAGTTTTAATTAAACAAGACAAGAAAGTAGAGGCTTAATATGCCAATCGGAGCTTTAATCGGAGCTGGTGCTAGTTTACTGGGCGGTGTTATTAGCGGTAACGCTGCTGAAGACGCAGCACAGACATCCGCTAACGCACAGTTAGAATCTGCTCGTATCGCAGCAGAAGCACAGAAGTTCCGTCCAGTGGGTATTACTTCCCGCTTCGGTACGTCTAACTTCAAGATGAATGACCAAGGCTACCTTGAGTCAGCAGGTTACGATGTAGCTCCAGACATTGCAGCTATCCGTGATCGTTTACTGTCTCAGGCAGGCGGTCAAGGATTCCAGACAGCGGATCAAGCTCAGGCAGCACAGCAGCAATTGTTCGGGCTGGCTCAAGGTTATCTGTCTCAGTCCCCTCAGCAGGCATCACAGGACTGGATGGCTCGACAGATGGCTCTGTTGCAGCCCGGTCGCGAGATGGCTCAGGCTAACATGACTCAGAACTTGTTCAATACAGGTCGTGGTGGTCTCGCTATCAACCAAGGCACGGGTATGGGTGCTGCTAACCCTGAGCAACAGGCTCTGCTGAATGCTCAGCGTTTGCAGGACTTGGAACTGGCTACTCGTGCTCAGGAGCAGGGACGTGCTCAGGCTACCTTCGGTGCAGGTTTGTTCGGTACTGGCTTAGACTTAGCCTCCGGTGGTTATAACCCATTGAAGACACAGTTCGGCTTGGCTCAGAGCTTGGAAGCTGCTGGTCAGTCTCCTCTGGACATTGGTGCTCAGTTGGGTGGTCGTTCTGCTCAGTATGGTGCTAACGTGGGTCAGACATTGTTCCAAGGCGGTACTAACGCTGCACGGGCAATGGAAGCTGCTAATGCTTACAGCCCTGTTGGAGCTGCTTTGACAGGTCTTGCAGGTAACAAACAATTGACACAAGGACTGGCTGACTGGTTCCGCACACCTCCTACAGTAGATACCTCTGTTGTGGGTTATACTGGCCCTGATCGCGGTATTTGGTTCTAAGGAGATAACATGGCTGAAGTAATCAATAGTTTATTTGGGATCACTCCAGAATCCCTCATGGCAGAGCGTGAGAAGGCTTTGCAGGCACAAGCCATGCAGTACGCTCAGATGGACCCGTTTCAGCGTGCTACAGCAGGTATCTATATGGGTGCTAACAAGCTCGGCGGTGCTGTCGGTGGTTTGCTGGGTGCTCAAGACCCTGAGCTGGCTAAAGTGACAGCACTGCAGGGGATTGAAAAGCAAGCTGATCCTACCTCTGCGGCAGGTCTTGAAGCTTTGGCACGATCTTTAGCTCAACAAGGCTACAGTAAAGAGGCGGCCCTTGCTGCACAGCAAGCTCTAGCCTTACGTGAGAAAGAGTCTGTAATTACTAAAAATCTTCGAGAGAAAGCTGCTGCTGATCCTTTCCAGAAGTTACTCGAAGCAGGTAAATACGAGCCTGATAGCATAGCAAAATTCCAACAGACAGGTAATCCTGCTGATCTCCGTATCTACGAGAAACCTGCTATTGAATCCAAGAGTGAGTTTGAGCGTGTTTTGGGTAGTTTAAACCTCAGCCCTGAGCAGGAGAGGCAAGTCAAGCAGCAGTGGGTGCAAGCTAAACTTAACCCTGACTCTAGCGGCTTGAAAGGTTTGCAGGCTCAACTGCTCCAAACACAGATTGAACAACGACAAGCTAAGCTGGAAGCTGACCGTGAAAAGTCAGTTACCGAGAAGACGCAAGCAGTGTCCAAACTTAGCAGCACTGAATCTAGTATTGATACCGCTTTGAACACTGCTGAGAAGGCTCTTAAGTTAGCACCGAACAGCTTGGCTGGTGGTATTAACCAAGCAGTGTCTTCTGCTATCCCTTGGACTGACTCTAAAGCTCTGTCTAACCTTGTAAGCTCTTTAAACAGTGAGAAGGCTATTGGTACTCTTGAAGAACTCAAGAGTCAGAGCCGTACAGGAGCTACAGGCTTCGGTGCCCTGAGCGAGAAAGAACTTGCTTTGATCCTGAACAAAACACGCGCATTAGACCCCACTGATAAGATGTTCAAGGAGAACTTGGGCGTGGTTATGGATGGTTGGAGTAAAATTCGTAAGCAGGTTCGTGAGTCTCGTCTTAATCTTCAAGGTAAGAAAGATGATATGGGCGGCGAGGACCTGATTACTCGAACTATGAAGGCGAATCCCGGTAAGACCCGTGAGCAAGTAATACAAAAGCTCAAGGACTTAGGTAAAATTTAAGGAATAAGATGGCTGATACAAAAGGTTACGAAGAGGCTAAGAAGCGGTTTGAGAAAGCCAAAGAAGCGTATGAGAAAGGTCGGTCATCTGCCTCTACAAAGGAGCTTCAAACCCTTCTAGCCAACTATTATGAAGCACGAAGGGACATGCAAGAGCGTACCCCTTCCGGTGCTTTAGGTGCTGGTTTTGTGCGTACAGCAGGTGATGTTGTTACAGGCATCCCTGATCTTCTCACTGAAGGTGTTAATTGGCTTGCTAAAAAGGCAGGAGCTGAGTATCAAGCACCTACTCTTGGTAGTCTTTTCCGTCAGGCTACAGGTCAGTCTGAAGGCCCAAAGGCTCCTGAGTTGGTTGACTCCTATAATGCTCCCGGTTACACTGCCGCTGCTTATGGTATTGCTAGTTTAGGTAAGTTAGGGGTTCAAGGCTTAAAGTCTTTATTTGAGAGTCGTAAAGTAAACACATTACTCAAAAAGTTACCTGAGAGTGAGCAGAATATCTTTAAAGACTTGATGCTTAAAGGTCAGGGCTCGGCTAATACTGAAGTTCAAGCACTGATCAACAAGGTAAGGTCTAATCCTAAGTACTCTGAGATATTTAACGCTTTAGACGTAGCTGCTGCTGAAAGAGCTACTGCTGGCCTTGCTCCTGCTGCTTCACGTATTCCAGATCAAGGAGCTGCTATTCAAGCTGCCAAGGCGGTTCAAAACAGACTTCAAAAACTAGCAGAAGAAAGAACTTTAGCTGGTAATTTAGGTTTTGAGAAAGCTTTTGGTTATGGGGAAGGTCGAGCATTGGTCGAGCCTACTCAAACTATTGCTGAGATCGATAAACTGATTGGGCGATATTCTAAGCAGGCGTCCCCTAATGCGGCCAAAGCTGTTGAAGTTCTTCAGAAACTTAAAACTTCTTTTGAGACCCCCTCTGCTCCTTCTTCTGCCTTTGCAGGGGTTGGGGGTGCTCCGCTTCCTACTACAAAAATGACAGCGGAGCAGGTACAGTCTATTCTGTCTGAGTTTGGTAAGAAGGCTTCATCAGGCGACTCACTTATTAAAGACTTAGCTTTGTCTGATGAGAAGATTATTAGTTCTGCTGTCTTCAGTAAGATGAAGGACGATCTGAATGTAGCCTTTACCAATGCCTCTGGTGCTGATCGTGCTGCTTTGGGGTTTCTTCAGAAGGCCCGTAAGGATGTTGAAGCGGCTTCCGTAAAGTACAACGATGCAGTAGCGCAAGGCTTACCTGCTTGGCTTAAAGACAAACCACTGTCCTCTATCGATTTTGAAGAGCTGATGTCTCAGTATTCTACTGTCAGTCCTGCTCAGCGGGCTACTTTCCGTGAGTATGTCAAAGCTAATGACCCAGAGGCATTGAAGAACATTGACAGTCGTGTGTGGACTGACTTTAAAGCTAAGTACACAGGCGAGCTGCCGGACGGCTCTCAAGGTACAGACCTTGCACGTATGGCTCAAGACTGGAACAAGATGGGCTTGCAGGAAAAAGACGCTGTAGCTAATGCTCTAGGACAGAATGTGGATGAATTCTCTACCCGTATGAAGGATGCTTTGGTGTTCACACGTAAAGCACGTACAGGAGGAGAAGCCGAAGCTAATGCTGCTGCTGACATGGTAAACAAAGCTGCTGCTGTGGTAGGTTCAACACCTGCTGGTTACAGCGGCGCTAAGATGACTCAACTGGGTGGTGGAATATTGTCTTCCTTCCGCAGCGGTGTTCTCTCAGATGATCTGGCAATGAAGACACTAATGACTCCTGAAGGTGCTGCCTTCTTGAAGCAAGGTAAACTAACTCCCGGTAGTATGGAAACCTTGAATAAACTGATGAAGACAAGCGAAGTAACTGTTCCTACGTTATCTGCACCTGCTAAGGCTGCTCTTATCGGAGGTGTTGCTGCCCCTACTTCTCAAGTCCAACCTATGCCTGCCACTGTTGATGATTGGGTCATTCCTGATGAGACAGCACCCACAGGCACTGCCGCTACTCAGGATGACTGGGTAATCCCCGACTAAGGAGTAACTATGACATTCTCATTCGGAACTAAATCTAAAGAGCGCCTTAAAGGCGTACATCCTGATCTAGTAAAAGTGCTAGAGGAGGCTATCAAAGAGTCTCCTCTGGACTTCTCCATCACTGAAGGCCTACGTACCAAGGAGCGTCAGAAGGCGCTCTTTGATGCGGGGAAGTCTCAGACGATGAACAGCAGACACCTCACAGGTAAGGCTGTGGACATTGCTGTTATCAAGGACGGTGAAGTTACTTGGGACTTTAAGTACTACCAGCTAGTGGCTGACCATATCAAGAAAGTAGCCAAAGAACTAAAGATTGATATTGTCTGGGGTGGCGATTGGCAGTCCTTTAAAGACGGTCCCCACTTTGAACTTCATAGGAGTAAATACGTATGATTAACCTATTGTTACCCTTCGCAGGTAAAATCTTAGATAAGTTCTTCCCTGACCCTGCTCAAAAGGCAGAGGCTCAGGTGAAGTTACTTGAGCTTGCACAATCAGGTGAACTTGCTAAGATGGCTAACGAGACTGATCTGTATAAGACGGAGCAGAACAATGTGACTGATCGTCAGAAGGCAGATATGGCTAGTGACTCTTGGTTGTCCAAGAACATTAGACCTATGACACTTGTGGCTATCTTCACAGGCTACTTCACCTTTGGCATCATGGATGCTAATGGTATCAAAGCTAACGAGACCTATGTCCAGCTACTTGGACAATGGGGTATGTTAGTTATGTCCTTCTACTTCGGTGGCAGGACACTTGAGAAGATTATGGAAATTAAAGGTAAGTAGTAAGGAGTTAACATGGCAGGTTTATTTGATTTGTACGCCTCTACTATAGATACACCTAAACGAATGTATGCTGAAAGTCTTTTTAAAGGTTTAATAGGAAGCTCTGCGCCACAAACTGAAAAGAACTTTTCAGCGGCTGAACTACAAGATTTACAGAAGCTCGTTAAATCAGTGTATGATAAAAAACTTGCTTACTTTTCTAGGCCTAAAGAAGAGCTTTTAAAAGAAGCCACTGCACTCGAAAATCAAGCTAAAACTTATGAAAAACTAAAACAACAACCCCCGGGTAATCTTAGTGTAGAAGGACTGAGAAAGCAGGCAGAAAATCTACGGAATGCTTCTCAAGGGAAGCTGCCTACAGATTTTAAAGTTGGCTATGAAGATATGTTAAATGTTCCTATGAACTATAACTGGAGGGACACTTTAGGACAATTTCGTTTTAAGGTTAGCCCAGAAGGTATGTTTAATGTATATGATGCATACGACTTTAATAATTCAGCCCATGCGGATGCGGTTAAAAGGTACGCTGCAATGTCTCCAGTGACTAGGTTTACTTCATCGGTATCCGACTTTTTACAAGGTAAAGAAGCAGCATTAGGGGAAGCATACTTAGGTGATACTTCTATTCCAGTCAATCTTAATTTAACAGGTTTAGAACCATCTATTAAGTAACGCAAAAGGCCCGTATGAGTTCATCGCTCATACGGGCCTTTTTCATTCTACAACAGGTTCTTTAACTTTCTTAACCTTTGGAGGCTTATTCAAGTTGTTCAAATACCGATGTCTACGTCCCATACGCTTCATCGCCTCGTCAGAGTCAAACCAGAACTCCTTGCCATTCTTCAGTTCCTCCAGCTCCTTATCCGTCAAGAACCCTTTGTAGGCTTGGTCAAGTAGCTTGTTGATCTGTCTCGTAGCGAAGTCAGTCTGGCCTTTGACATTCGGCACAGTACCGATGGAACCGTAATGAGCAGTATGAAGCATGAACTCAGCAGATTCAGCAATATAACATTCGGGAGCCATACAAGCCAACATACTAGCTGCTGAATACGCAGCACCAATAACCGTAACAGATACATCACCTCGGCATCCTTTCATTGCTTCGATGATCTGCCAGATAGAGTCTGTACGTCCACCTGAGCTATTCACCAACAGATTAACTGAATCATTCTCACCACAGGTAGCCAAGCAGTGAATCACATCCCGATAGTTACTAGGGGAGACAATATCATCGTCAATGAACACCAAGTGAGTATTCATCTGCTGAGTGATAGTACGGATCAAGCCTTTCTGCTCTGGCATCATCATCATTAGTTCTTCAATGTTCTCGTTAGCTTTACTCATTCTTCCTCCTTAACAGGTACATACAGTGTGTTCAAGGTCTCAAATGAGCCATCATCGTGCTTTGCCACAACAATAGAAGTACGGATATCATCTGCACCAAGGATAGGATGATCCAAACCAGAGACACGGGCATATTCTACCTCACCGTATTCGTTGGCGTATTGCCCATATGCCTTCTGGTGCATAGGAGCTAACGGAGCAGGGTAAAAGATAGCAGTTCCTATAAAGCGTACTGTAGGTTTGTTCATTATTCTCCATCCTCATACTTCGTTTTCGCCACTATATAGTTCTTAACTAAAGAGCTACGCACAATATCCTCGATGTGAAACTCAATCCGTACAAATTCCTTCATACGCCCTGCAATGTCAAAGAACTTCAGGATACCTGACTTATCATCCTTCTTCTTCAAGTCAGTTTGTCGGTAGTCACCACAGAAGATAATCTTGGACTTGTCTCCCACCCGAGTGATCACCGTATCTAGTTCCTCAAAGGTGAGGTTCTGAGTCTCGTCAACAATGATGATACTGTTAGAGAATGTAGTCCCTCGGATGAACGAGGTAGAGACAAACTCAATGTGTCCCTGCTCTACCAGTCGATCCCAAGCATCCTTACGCTTGAACAGGTCACTACAGATTTGGCGATAGGGTTGAATGTACACCTCCATCTTCTCGTCTGCATCGCCCGGCAAGAACCCCATGTCACGACTCTGGACACTGCTACGGATCACAGTCACCTTGTTAAAGGGATTGTTACGATCCATAGCCTCTTCCAAGGCTTTGTATAAGGCAATATATGTCTTACCTGTGCCTGCTACTCCGTGCAAGGCCATGAAATAGTTACTGGCCTGATACGCCTCGAAGAAGTCCATCTGCTTCTCAGTCTTAGGCTTGATAACTGTCATGTCATCTAGCTTCAACTTCAAGCTGTTACTGACCTTCTCACGAGGAGTCAGTTCCTTAGCTGGAATAGCTCTGCTCATTGTCTGTTTACTTGCCATATTACTCCTTAATTAAAATAGAAGCCTCCCGGAAGAGGCTCCTTTGTTACTTAGTTATCGAATCGGACAAGCACCTGATGCACACTCGCTATCGTCAAGGCCAATGTCCAAGCTACTAATAGCCGTAATCAGCCGAGTCTTAGCAACCAACTCATCATACTGCTCTTTAGTAATCTCTTCCAAAGGAGCTTGCTTGAACCCGTGCTCATTATGCAACAGGAACGACAGACTCTTATGGTTGTTCTTGTAGTTCTTCTTGAGATACTTGCGAATCTCCGGAAGTTCTTCCTTGCGGTAATACACAGTACACGACACAGAGTTATCACTCCACACTTCCTGCAACCACTTCACTGTCTCCAGTTGAGCGATAGCAGTCATGTCCTTAGCCAACACAGCATGATCTGGATGTCGGAAGGGGAACGATACCACCACGGTACTATGATCTTCTGTACCATCAAAGTTCTGCTGGTATTCCACAGGATAGCCATGATCTCGGCACGTCTGTACCAGAGCATGATTAGCACTGATACGGATACGTCGAATCATATACCGAGCATATGCAGGGTGACATCCGGGTGTAACGCCGGGAAGCAGACTCAGAGTACCCGAGGGCTTAACCGTAGTGATCTTTACCGACTCTGGGAATCCATTGTCCTTCGAGTATTGTTTATCAAACGCTCGGAGTTCTCCATAAACATCTTGTAACCATCCTTTTTGTTCCTCCGTAGCTTGTAGGACGCCTGTGACACCAATACCCATACGCATATTTTTATGTACGATCTTTTCAGTGATCTTAAGATGGAACGGAAGAGCAAGCGAATGCTTGTTGACGCGATACAGAAGCTTGCAAACATCGATCATTTCCTCTTTAGATGTGATATTGGGTAGATACACTTCAGCAAGGCAGCAAGTTTCACCATCAGCCAAGCTCTGCTCCGCACAAGGGTTGTAACCTTGGACATCGGGATCAGGGTATTGGGTCTCACCCAGCCGCCCAACTTTACGGGAAAGTTTAAGGTTAATAAGGCCATAAGGCTCTCCTTTTCCTTCGTATCCATCCCAGAAGAAATCGTGGAGGTCTCCAATGTCGTGACATACAACGCTGTTGTTGGACATGGCTCTCCAACTGGGAATGTTTCCCAAGTCCCATCGTTTAGCAAGCAAATATTCCACATCATCGGGGTCTCCAATAGCAATCTGAGCACTCCGGCGCACGTTACCTGCAACGACAATAGCACCGATAATGTTCATGATGTCCAAGCAGTCCACAGGACGTACCTTCTTGCCTGCCCGCTTCTCCAAGATTTCACCAATCTTACCAATGCCCCACACCAAGTCCTCCGGTCCACTGGCTGTACCGCCGAAGCCTTTAATCAAAGCACCTTTAGAGCGAATCAGTTGTGTCGAGTAAGTGAAAGTTTGCTTGCCAGACTCGTGAGCCAAGAAAGCAGCCTTAAGCGTCTTACCAAGAAGGGAAACCCATCCCTCACGAGAATCTGGAACAACAAAATCAGCATCAGGAACATCGCTGCGAACAGGACACTTAAAATCCACATTGACTGGAGGAATCTTATCAACATTAACCTTCTGAATATTGTAGCCTACACCAGAGCCGAGCATCAACAAGTCCATAGCCCAAGTGAACGGTTCTACAGGACCATCGACAACCTTAAAGGCACAGTTCTGTAGACTAGCACCACCAAGCTTACCTACAGTGTCTGTACCGAGCTGCCACAGGAAACGTCCTGCAACAGTGCCCTTCAACTCCATCAAGTACTTCTTCAATCGCTGCTCTTCATCCGGCGTAAAACCTACTTTGAGCTGCTTTCGTGCTCCTTCAATAACACGATTGACAGTATCCTCAAACTCCTCGGTAGGGCTGTTGCTGTCATGTTCGTCCAAGCGTCGAGCATAGGTACGCTTATAAGTCAGGTAGCCCACGGAGCTAAAAGGTGTGTTGTATGTTGTCATCAATAAATTTCTTTCATCAGTTGTTCTTGTTTATCTTCAATGTAGTCTTCAAAGCGCTCGATGATGTCATCACTGTGGATGTTGAGTAACTCCAACAGTGTGACTTCATCGATACGTTGAAGCTTCTCTTTAAGTTCTTCAAACGTCAGATTCATCATAGCTATCAATCAGCTTATCCAAGTACCATCGAGCTTTCTTCAAGTCCTCTTGACCGTTCTTGTCCATGAAGCGCATGAGGTATTGCATCATCTGCACATAGTCAGGGACAAATAAAGAGTTGCGGGTAACATAATGAGTAGGCATCTTGTCAACCAGTTTCTCAATAACATCCCGAACTTCAATGCCCTCTTCCTTACGCAGATCCTCTGCTGCGAACAGCATATAGTGCTTAGGCTTCTCCACAGGATCATGGGCGATACCTTTGTAAGATACCCAGAAGTCCTCAAACTCGACACCGTTGGTGTTCTTGAACCAATCGTCAATAGCTTCCTTCAAAGGCTGTGCATCGTGGCTTGGTTTGGTCATGTAAACGGTTCCTTTCACGTAGTTAGAGTACCCGGTACAGCCTGCACAAGGAGCTTCCAAGTCTTTGTCCATCAGTGCATAGAAGCATGTAGTACATTTATTCACTGTATTTCCTTCGTAAGTAGTCAATGGACAATAGCATCTCATCGAAACCTCCGTCCTTGACATCGTTTAACATTACCAAGCCCCGCCAGTGGCTATTGCTTAGTTGATCCATGTAGTCTTCATCGTGCAGATAGTAGCTACCTGCAATGATAGCACAGATAGGCTTACCGTCAGCACGCTTGCCGTAGGCTATTTGCTTGCCTTGTTGATGGCCTGCAACGCAGCTCATGTGCAGCTTGTTGATAATCGCTGAAGCAGTTCCGGCAGGACGGCCCATAGCGCCCACAGGCCAGTAATGACTAAAGCCCACGCCGTTAATAAACACAGGTCGTAAAAACTCGTGAACTTCCCAGTCTTTATCATAGTCCAAATCTTTGACACTGATAAGTCCTTCCAATGTAGGGTTATTGTTAACAGCACGGTTGATACGATTCTCGTGGTTGCCTAGAGTTAGCACCATACGAGGCTTGTACACCTTGTGCTTGGATTCCTTCTGAGTCTTCTGCAAGTCACGCAGAGGTTGCAAGAGCTTCTTCATAGCTTCCTTGACAACCTCTACATCTTTCTTGTATCGAAGACCTTCAAAGTACTTAGAGCCTTTGACATCATGAGTAGACAAGGAAGGCATGTCTGCGAAGTCGCCGATGTTTACAACAACATCAGGTCGATAGTCACAGATGGCCTTACCTGCCCACTCAAGATGATCTAAAGCTACTCCTTCTTTGACTTGACAGTCAGGCACGACCAATATTTTCATTCTTCTTCCCACCAATCAATGGTCGTATCGTCATTGTCCGGTACGTTATTTTCGTCATCATTAAAATACTTACCAGTCCAAGGATCAATGTAACCCCACTCGTCCTCAACCAAATGCTGATATTTTGGCTCTTTAATGCGTACCTGTGACCGGATGTCATACTTGTAGATGGATTCAAGGAAGCGCACATAGTCATCTAGTGCTTCCATCCACGTAGGACCGGGGTTCTCAATAGTGGTATTGTATACTTTACCTTCGCAATCTGTATAGCGGAAAGCGTATTCTGTTTGATCTTCATTGTTCATCGCTCATCTCCTTCACCCATGAGGGTATTGTTTGTTTGTCGTTGTGCAAGCTTACGCAGGTTCTGACTGGCTAGATCAGCCAAGCTCCAACCCATCACCGTAGACAATCCAGCAATCTGCCAGAGCACATCACCAACTTCCTTTTGCATGCCTGCTTCGTCCAAGACACCATCTCGAATCCACTTGGCATACTTACCTGCAACTTCACCTGCTTCAGAGGTCAGATTAGCCACCATGTAAGCAGGGTTCTTAGCTGACTCTAGTGCTGTCTTAAAAGCCAGTTCCTGATATTCATTTAGTAGCATGGGTTATCTCCATCAACGATTACAAACTTCAAATTAAGATACTTCTGAGCATCCCCGGGGTACAACCGACGCTCGGCGTGGAAGCCACCTGAGGCTGCATAATTCTCGGGTGCTGTATCAGCGTTGTACACAATCTCCAGTAAACACCGTGCCCTACGCCGTAACTCTCCAATACTCACCGAATTATCAGGACTATCATGGTACGTCCACTTAAGGGAGTCCATTACCTTCTTGACCTTATCAAAGTCAAACTCGTCAAGCAAGTCTTCAATCTGTTCAATACGCATTGTTCAATTCCTTTGCATAAAACAACTCTTTAACGGCAGGGAACTGCTCACAGACGATCAGTTTCACCTGTTCGGCAACCTCTCGGTGTTCCTTCTGCGTAGCCTTGTCACAGCGAATATCCACATAGTGAAGCCAACTACGCAGATTACCTGCCATGTACATTCTACTCATGGTTAAACCTTCAGGCAACAGCTTTCGTGCCTGCTCTTTGGCAACCCCTTTGGCAAGAGCCATGTTATAAACCAATTCAGCATCATCACGAATCCTTTGCTGTGCTCTAAACCACCAACCATGCAACTCAGAGTCGCCTACTTCTAAGCTGTTCTGTCGGTTCTTAACGTCCTGCAAGCGTACCTCAGATAACTCAAAGCCTTGCACAGCAGCGTACCGCTGTGAGAACTCTTGGAAGCTGAAGCTACGATGCCTGAGAATCTGCCTTGCAATGTCACGGGTAGTCTCAATCTCCAAGGACAGATGAACCATCTCCAGAGGACTCCAGTGCTTGTTGTTAATCAGATACTTCAGCAGCTTCGGGCCTGTCTCAGTTGCGTATTGGTTGTCTGGGTTAGAGACACGGGCCATGTACGCCAGCAGGTCTTGAGCATCTTTGATACCTTTTTCAACCAGTCCCGGAGCAGGGACAGAGTAACAAACCAAACTTACCTTAGACATCTTCACCTTCTACTTTCAACTTATCACCTTCACGAATACCTGCTTTGAGGGCTTCCAAGATACCCAATCGAAGCAAGGATTCAGCTTCCTCTGAGGTCAGGTCAAAGGTGTAGCTTGCGCTGCCATCTTCATTGTCTTTAATAAATTCAACTTTCATCTGTCAGAACTCCTAAGATTAGATTGATACCTTGAATAACCTGCATCTGTTCAAACGGATTCAGTTTGTTCCATGGACGAGCTCCCGGAAAGTACTTCCTTGAAGACTCGTAAAAGGCTTCTACGTCACTCATGTGCATTCACTCCGTTCATTGATCCACTCCTCAGGAATAATCTTATCTGAAAAGAGATAGCCATTCTTCCTACACCACATAGCATACGTTGTCTTAGACGTCTTGCTGATGCGTGCATTTGAATTGCTAAAGACGAAACGGATGTCAAGCTCGGGGTTATGTTTCTTAACCAACAAATGCTTCTGACGATCAGGCGCTAAGAAGCGTCCCTTTGTCTCCACAATGATCCCGTTAGGAAGTTGAAAGTCGGGTGTATACACATGAGAGGAAGCAGGTTTAATGTACTTCAGCTTAACCTTCTCGTATGTGTACGCAACACCTAGACTATCCAACTGTTCCGCTATGCGCTCTTCCAATCCGCTCCTAAACCCATACTTTATTGCAACTTGTTTGTAGGTTGCCATATCTCTCCTTCATAACGTCTCAGCCACAGGAGCTGTCCTTGTTCCGAAAAATACTCTGCCGTATGTCCCAGTTCTTGATACTTTTCCCACGCAGCTTTGAGTAGCTCTTCTTTTGTGGTCTGGTCTTTAAGAACTTTTTCAGCCTTCTTAGGGCCAATTCCTGCCAAGCAGGGGATGTTGTCGATCCTATCCCCCGTAAGTAGTTGCAAAACAAATGCCTTGTACGCATTAAACTCATCGACATAGTACCTCTCATCCTTTACAGGGTTGTAGTGCCATCCTTGAAGCTGATCGAGGTCTTTGTCCACATGAACAATCCAACACTTATCTAAGAGCTTTGTGGACTCGATACCTACGGCATCATCAGCTTCTTCGCCAACCGTAACGATAGCATCATGACGCTTGACTAGATGCTCCCGTAGGGCTTCGTAGTGCTTAGGTCGTTGTACATCCTTACGGTTGCCTTTGTAGGGCACTGTCTTGGCAATGTCATAACGGTAGTTAGATTTACCTGTAATCCAAGCTTTGTATTCGTCAGCCTTGAGATTCACATAGATAAAGTCTTCTAACCACTCCGTTAATCGTGCTTTAGCGATGCCGACTGGCTCATCCTCCGTACTGAATCCGATACGGTACACGAGAAAGTCAGCATCAACTAATGCAATCTTAGGTTCCTTTAGAACTTCCACGTTACTGCTTTTACTGCCCACATTTGTGCTGTTTGTGCTTCGGTGATAGCGATAGACAACATACGTTTCATCTCAGTATCTTCTGAAGATTTACGATAGTTGTTAAGAGTATCTACCACTTCTGCAAACTGTTCCTTAATAATAGTTACAGCAGCATCGCCTCCGGGGTTAAAAGAAACACCACAAGCTTTTTCGCCAAAAGTCATTTCTCGTTCAGTCATGTTTATCTCCTTACAGGACGTCTGAGTCATCTTCGCCTTCAGCGTCCTCGCCGTAGACAACCAAGTCAGTCACGATGATCTTACCAATCGACGGAGCAGCACCGAACTTAGCAGACATCTTGTGGCGATAGGAGCCAACCAAAGCAGTAACCTTAGTGCCATTGCCGATTTTGCTGATGTCAACAGGATTACCTTCAGTGTCCACAGGCTCGAACACGAACTTGGACTTACCCACAATGTAGTTACCCATTGTGTCCTTGTTCTTAATCACAATACCTTGCTCCTTGAGAGCTTCACAAGCCTTGTCAGACAGCATACCGAGGGTACATTCGTACTTGGTGTTGTCTTCGTTGAACTTGGTGTTGAACTCTTTCATCCAGTTAGCCCAGAAGAGTTGACCAGAGACTTTGACAGGTTTGTTATCCATGATTTAATTTCCTTATTTAATTTCCATTTATGAGAGTTCCTGCTTACTATACTACAGGGACACTGCCCTCCGGGAATCCCCAGAGCTTCTCCACTAGTAACGGCGCAGAGGTGTCAGATCAAGCTGTTTGGTGCGAGTGGAGGGCTTCGATCCCTCAATCCTTTCGGCGGCAGATTTTAAGTCTGCTGTGTATACCAGTTCCACCACACTCGCTTCCTTGCCTAATATTGTACACTACTTTTTAGCAATGTCAATGTTTTTCAATGTAATCCGCAGCTTTTCGCATAAGTTCTGGATTGTCCTTAAACAAGCCCAATGCTCTGTTGCAGTTGTGGCAAAGAAGTTTCCTTACCTTACCTGTCATATGACAGTGATCGACAGCTAGCTTTTCGTTGTGGTTATTCTTACCTATCAAGAATCCTTCACTGTGACAAAGATAACACTTGTTGTCTTGCTCCTCTTTCATAGCAGCTAAGTCAGCATCTGTTATACCATAGTTTCGCTTGTAGTAGGAGTTCTTGCCTTTACAAGCAGGACTACAGTAGACATTGCATGGATTTGTGGGTGTGAACACATTTCCACAAGTCTTACATGCTTTGTCTTTAAAGTAGCCCTGAGGATATTTAGTGGCAGTCATACCAATTCTTACCCACACGATATTCAGCAGCGATGGGACAGCGAAACTTCAATTTCTCGCCTGCTGTCGTAGCTGCTTCTGCAACAATCTTTCCCACAATCTCTCCATATTCTGCCGGAGTCTCTAGTTGTACCTCATCGTGTACCCAAGCGAGTAACTTATAAGGTATTTTCTTTGACTTCAGCTCCTCAGTAAAACAAACGATCCACTGCTTGGCAATAATAGCTCCTGCTGATTGTAGAAGACTATTTAAAGCCGCATGTTCAGACCGTACCCAAATTTTTCGCCCGTCAATAGCCGGAACAAAACCCTTTGCAGCTAACTTATCAACCTTGGCCTTAAGCTTTTTTAGCGAAGGCGTGTTGTTAAGAAAGTTGTCAATAAGTTGAGCACCTTGCTTAGCTGATCCACCGACAGTAGAGCCTACCTTAGCTGGTCCAGCTCCATAAAGCACAGAATAAGTTAGTGTCTTACTCAAGTTCCTTGCATCTTTATGCTCCTTTGTGTCTTGCTTCTCTGTTCCCATCGGGACAAGCCCGAAAGCCTGTGTGTTTTTCCAATGTACATCACCTTCTAACAATTCTCGCTGCCATTCTTGATCCTGCATATAGTGGGATAAGCACCTCAACTCCACACCAGATAAGTCAACGCCTACTTGTACGTTTCCTTCTTCGACTGTCCAACACTGCCGACATTCCTTACCGAGAATAGATGAGGTGTTTGGAACCTGTGCAAGGTTGGGGGACGAGTGAGTAGCACGCCCTGTTACTGCGCCGTTCGTGATGACCTTACCGTGAACCCTACCGTCCTTGCCTACAGCTTCCATCCATGATTCAATCTGACTGATACGTTTCTGTAGCATCAGATACTCAGCAATGATTTGAGCCTCTGGAATCTTGATGTTAGCCAAGATAGTCTCGTCCACTTTTGGCTGACCTGTCTCGGTAAACTCCTTAGGCTTCCACCCAAGTTCCTTCAGTCGTTCTCCGATCTGCTGTCGGCTTCCGGGGTTGAAAGTAACCACGCTGTCCTTGAGTCTCTTTCCTGTTTTGTCAGAGTATCGCTCAACAGTGACAGG